AAGATATATATAGTGGATCCTATAAACTTACATACGCCAAGTAAAGGTAAGAGATATGACTTAGTTCCTGTTATAGGTTATGGTGCTACAGATGTAAATGTAGGAGGATATTTAGATATTAGTGGTGCTACTTTGGGATGGTATCAAACTGGTCAGAAACTTGATATAGTACCTGCCAAAAATGTAATCAAAGTAAATTATGACCCATATAACTATCAAGGGTATGTTTATGAGTTCGGTGATAGTAACAACTGGCCAGTGACTGGTTCTTTCGAAAGTAAAGGTGACTATTATATAAACACAGGAGTTACTTTCAATGGATGGAGTAATATAGGTGGAACATATAATGGTTATGGAATAAAAGAAGATGTATATGACTTGCCTGAATATGGTTTATACTTTAATGATAGTAATGCATCTTTCTTTTATACTTTCCCTTTCTCTAATATCACTCAAGATAGTAATCTATCCATAAAGGTAAAGATGGATGTATTTGTAAACACACATACCACAGATAATATATTTAGTGAGGAAACTGAAACAACAAAAACTTATGTAAAGATACCTATAGATATAAAAGTAGGAAATAAATATTATAACGGTAGTAACTCCTGGGGTACAACACTTACCACACAACAATATCTTTATGTAGTAGAACCACCATATACATACTATTATAAACTATCTCAATCAGTAGTTAATGATAAATGGAATAATGGAATGTCCTTAACAATTCCATTAGTACCTGCAAGTTCAGGCACATTAATAGATGGATATATAACACTATATGTTAAGGATATGTATAATGATGTAGATGTACATAACCTAATTCTTAGAAATATTGAAATAGAAATAATTAATACTAACACAGGAGATAAAATAGGTAATGAAGGTACATCCCACTTTGTACAATCTCAGTCAAAAATAATCAACAACAAAGAACTTATACAGAATATTACAACAGGTACAGGTACATATGGATGTAGTAGAGGAGCATTAAAAACTGATGCACAGACCTCACTAGGTACAAATATTACTGGATTAATACGAACTACAAGCACAACTCTTTACACAGGCGGTACTAAATATAATACTTCAAAACTTGTCTTACAGAGCCTACAGGCTCAATATAGTCAACCAAGAATTAAATTATCAGGTGACTTGGATGTAACATCTTACTTATATGATATTGATAGTTACTTAATAACTGATAACACTTATCTGAGTAATAAAGCGTTCTATATCTATAGTGGTAGATATAATGATTCTGATGAATATATGTCTGTGGATATGATAGAACTGGCTGCTGAAAGGGAATCATTAGACCCACCGCCATCTCCTTCACCAACACCATCAAGAACGCCTACTGCAACACCAAGTAGAACGCCATCACCGCCACCACCACCATCACCAAGTGCAACACCTGGATTATCACCAACACCAACACCAAGTGTTTCTACAACGCCTACCGCCTTTGGATATGAAATAGAAGTATATACTTGTGAATATCCATACTGTGGGGCGTATATTGATACATATAATATTGAAAATAGTGTTCCACTCACATTAGAGAAATGGTACATATATGAAAGTGGAATTGCATATGTCTCAGGTTATGCTGCACTTGGTGGAGTATCAACATCTATTAGTGGTTCGCCATATAACTCTTGTAACGAAGCCTGTGGAAGTAGTATATAAATATGGATATAGTAGAAGGAAAATTATTACCTGTAAGAAGGGATGGACAAAAAGCAGAAAATTCACTTAATACTTATGTTACTGAAGACACATCAAGTATTAAATTATTACAACTATTACCACAAAGACGAGATGAACAATTATATAATGAGAAGAACACAATATATAATATCACAACATCAGATGGAGAATTATCTATATCTGAGCAAAAACTTTATGGTAAAAGAAGAGATGGCCAGATAGGTACTGATACTTCAATCACTGCATTAGAATTCTATATTGCTCCTGCTCCTACACCTTCTATTACACCTTCTATATCTGTAACACCAACAATTACACCAAGTATCAGTATTACTCCTACAATAACGCCAAGTATATCTATTACACCAACACCAGTACTTTCACCAAGTATAACACCATCAATTACTGCGTCAGTCACACCATCAATAACACCATCTCTAACACCAAGTATAAGTATTACTCCTACAATAACTCCAAGTATATCGATATCAAGGACTCCTTCAATAACTCCTTCTATAACTCCTTCAACAAGTAGGATACCTTATTATGGTTATGATATAGTTACAACTTCATATAGTACCTACATACTCGCTTGTGGTACAATGGAAATTCCTGATGACAGGATATACTTTGACACAACAATTCCTACAATCGGTCACTATGGATATCAGGATACCTCACTCTCTACTATATTTATAGGAGATGGAAACTGGTATTATATAACTGATGGAGTAGTAAATTATACAATACAACTTGAAAGTAATGGTATGGTTATGGACTTTGTCGACTGTGATAATATGCCTACTCCTACTCCTACATCAACACCAAGTAGAACTCCAAGTATATCTATTACTCCTTCAATAACACCATCAAGAACGCCAAGTGTATCACCATCAAGAACACCTTCACAAAGTACTATAGCCGCATTCCAATATGATATAGTATCAACAACCACATACGGAACAAGTACGGCTGCTTGTGAAACTCTTGAAATACCTGATGATATTGTATATCTTACTACATCAACACCTGTAACAGGAAACTATGTATACACCAATAGTTCACTTACTACCTACTTTACTGGTGATGAACGCTGGTACTATTTGTATAATGGTACAAAGTTCGCTGTACAAATAATGAGCGACGGATATATTAATGATGTATTCTCTTGTAATGCTATATCACCTTCTGTTACACCTTCAAGAACGCCAAGTATTACTCCTTCTATATCCCTGAGTAGAACACCAAGTATTACTCCTTCAATATCATTATCAAGGACGCCAAGTATTACTCCTTCTATATCCCTGAGTAGTACGCCAAGTATAACGCCAAGTATTACACCTACAAGATTATTAGGCTCACCTTCTGTAACACCAAGTATCACTCCTTCTACATCCCTGAGTAGAACACCAAGTATTACTCCTTCTATATCACTCAGTAGAACGCCAAGTGTAACACCTTCTGTATCGTTCTCAAGAACGCCAAGTGCTACTCCTTCTGTCTCATTCAGTAGAACACCAAGTGTTACTCCTTCTATGTCGTTCTCAAGAACACCTTCAGTAACACCTACCAGACCTGCTGCTTCACCATCAAGAACACCAAGTGTAACACCTTCAATGTCTATATCAAGAACGCCAAGTGTAACACCTTCAAGAACACCATCTACATCACCACCACAAACTGCGTGGATATATTATGTAGATATGTATACCTGTGTATATCCTTTCTGTGAGGGATATATCGGTAGTGGATATATTAGTAATACTAACTCTCTATCAGTAGGTGACTTCTATTGCGCTGGTGATATAGTATATGAAATAAAGAACTATACTTCAGGTACACCTGATTATTACACTAATATACCATCATATGCTGGATATGGAACCTGTAATGAGGCTTGTCAGGATTGTTCATCATAAATGTATTTATAATAAAGAAAAACTATGGCTAAAGAAATCACACTACCAACACCACCAGAAGGTTATGAATATATCATCCAAAAGAAACCCACAACTAAGGAAGAAAAAGTGCTTCAACTTGAGAAAGAAAAAAATAAATTAAAAAAACCTGATGATAAAGAACTTCTTGCCTTGGGTATGATGTATCATCCATATTACCTATTAGAGACGGAAATAAACTTGCTAAAGAACTTATGATATGCCAATAACACTTAATGGTAATAGAATAACAATAAGTTACTCAGCAGGAGATGCCAAGGGTAATAACTTTACAACGCCTTGGACGCTTGATGACTTATATTCAACAGCAGTACTAAGCGGCTGGACGGGTATAACATTAAATGGTACTTCCGATTATCATATATCATATTCTATAACAATCTCTACAGGTGCATATGTTCACTGGTATAACGCCTCTCTAATATGGAATACAGCACCTACTACAGATAAATGGATGGTAAATAATTCAGGATATCTTAAAGTAGGTGATAGTCCTTTAAATACTGCAGTTACTACTAAGGGATGTTTATTCTATAAGAACTTTGCTAATAGTGGTATACACTTTTACTTTAGTGGCTATGCTTACATCTATAATAGTATTATCACAACATCAGCAAGAATGACCTACAGCGTATTCGGTATAAGTAGTGCGGCTGGCTGTGAAATGAAAAGATGTACTATAATAGGCTGCAACTATCCTCTTCAAGGAAAACTTTCAAACTGGATTATTGAAGACCTTACTGTAATAGATACTGATTATGGGCTAACTAATAACTATCCTGCACCAATAGGAACTACCTATAATATTAATAGATATAAAGCAATCATAGGCTCAGGTCTATATCTATACTCATACTCAACAGCGCCTTATGATAACTATATTAAAATGTATAATGGCGACCTGAGAAGTGCTGCAATAGGTATCAGAGGGTATTATGCCTCAACAGCTCGACTTGATTATGTAGATGGATATGGAGTTCCTAATGTAGTAAGGGCTAACTATAAAGGTATATCTCAAATCGGTGCAAAAGCAATCTTTAATGATATAAGCACCTTCAAATTCTATCTTACAAACGCCGCCTATGCAGAGGTAGTCATAACAGATAAGAATAGTACAGTAGTATATACTGGTACTTGTAGTTCAAGTGGCACTCTTGCAAACACAGAGATTATATTCTACATACGCAGTCAGGAAAAAACTGGAGATACAACATATATTGATATAAATGAAATCTATTATCCTTTTACTGTAACAATATCAAAGGAAGGATATAGAACTGCCTCAGTAAGTGTAACACCTGAAAAAGGTATTGCAACATCAATAAGACAAACTCTATTACCAAATGAATATATAGAAGTCCCAGTAGAAGTACCTGTGGAAGTCCCAGTATACTATCAATCATCACTTGAGGGCTCAATAACAGATAACTCTTTATCGGGTACACTTTCAACAAGAACTATTACAGGTAATGTAGTACCATAACTTGTATTTATAGAAAAAAAATATAAGATGGAAACACCAACACCAACACCTATTAGTGTTACAATAATAGGTACAATATCTACAAATAACATAACAGGCTCACTCTCAGGAGATGTAATAAATGGAAGTCTGGATATACTAAACCTTGATATAAATTAAGAAAATAAATGTATTTATTAATAGGATAATAAAAATATGGCTAACGAAATAACAACATACAAAGGTAATAACAAAACCATAAGTGTATCAGTTCCCGCAGGGTATAGTGGCTATACAGTAAACTTCACTGTTTGTGAAAATGAGTATGATGAAGATACAATGGTCTTCAATGTAACAGGAGTAACAGTAACAAATAATGTCGCTGTAGTCAATATAACTAAGGAACAAAATGATATAGAGGAAAAAGTATACTGGTATCAGGTAGATATAGTACAAGACCCATACAAATTCACAGTAGCAAAATCAACCTACAGCGTTATACCATCAATAACTTAAAATTATGACTATAGAAAGATTAAATAAACTCACAGATATACTACCAGTATTAGGCGGTGCTGGTGGTGCAGCATCACAAATAAATAACATAACACCTTACCTACCAACAATGGAGGCTGTAACTGCCACAATTCTAATAACTATTATTGGTAGTTTGGTAGGGTATTTAACAAAACTGGTTCTTGATTGGATATTCAAGTGTACAAAAAAATGAGTCTATTAAAAAATATGGTTAGCAGCGGTGATGAAATCTCAAGTAAGAGGGTCATATCTCTTATAGGTTTAATTATCTATATCGGGGTGGTAGTATGTACCATCTCTGGACTTAATGTCCCAGATATCATCTTTTATACCTTAATATCAATCATCCTCGGCAGCCAAGGATTAACAGTTATACCAAAGAATAATAATAACAATAAAAATTAATAATATGGAAAAAGGTATATTCACTTTAGAACAAGAGAAAATTCTAACTGAAAAACTTGATGAGGTAATCAAACTAAAAGGTATTCTGGAAATAATAGATGGATATGTATTCAAGGCTATCATCACCTTTGTAGATGATACATACGCTGACAGAATAAAAGAAGATATAAAAGTCAGACTGGCTCTACTCGCCGATGCAGTTATAAAAGAAGATATAACAGAAAGTGAAAGACTGGCGGCGTCTTTGATAAACTACTTGGTAGATATACCAGGTCTTGATGAAGACGCTGAAGGATTACTCTTCAAGGGTACTATTGAAATTCTTGTAGGTGCTATTTTGAGATGGATAGAAAAACAGAAACAAGAACCTGTCAGGCTTAAAATCTGGAGTGTATAAAAAAAGGGTGATTACTCACCCTTTTTTACTTTCTTCTTCAACTCCGCCAGTCGCCGAGTACTAAACTTGATAGCAGCCTCTTCTTTCTCTATCTCACTTTTCAGTAATCTGATGAACTTGTTGCATTAGTGAACAAGATGCAGCCTTCTTTCTCTATCTCACTTTTCAGTAATCCATCTATCTTCTCCTGACAGAGTACCTGTAAACCTTCATAATAATTGATACCCTGACCATCAAGGTACTTAATACAATACTCAATAAACTTACCTCTGTCCTCTACTCCTGTCAAGAATGAAGGGAATATAATCCCTTTATTCGGCTTTGACATAAGTACATCCTTTACTGCTACTGATAATTCTTTTGGTGTCATAATGAATATTATTAGTTAATACTGAGGCTAAGTAAAATAATATAATAGATATAAAAAAGAAAAAGGTGCTGAAAATGGGAGTAAACAGCACCTTTGATAGTGAAAAATGATTTTTTAAAAACTATAAAAGAACGAACATCATATATAAATACAGGTGCACAATAAAAACTTTGTTACTCATATACTACTCTTTTATTTTTACAAAGAAAATATTTAGCTCGCTGTGAAAGATATAAAGTAACAACACTATCATTATATCCTCTTACATCAACTCTAACTGTCCTGTCTTTTGCAACTGTACTTAATACCTTCTCATCTTTTGTAATAACAATACTCTTTACTACCTGTCTTATATTATCCTTATAAATATTCTTCGGGTCTTGCTTAGCTTGGTACTCTCTGTCAGCAGTAATAAAGTGTTCTTTTATCTTCATCCTCAACTCAGTCCTATCCTTTTCTATTGTCTCAATCTGCTTCTTTACCTTACCCTGTTCTAGTGTAAACTTCTCCAATGTAATAAGACCCTGAGTATATAGGTGTATAAGCCTGTTCTCTTCTTTATTCAACTTATCAAGCTGGCCCATCATACCACTATACTCTGTATCCATCTTTAATACCTTCTCTTTGTCTACCTGTATCAAGTCCTTAAATTCTGTGGCAACTACATACCTAATAGCATACTCTAACTTTGGAATACTGATACCATAATTACCACAGTTATCATAATAACGGATACTCACACACTTGTAGGTATTATCCTTCAAACTTGCTCTTTTATGAGCGTAATAACTCTTACCACAAACACCACAAGTGATAATCCTACCATCAAGCAAGAAATCATATTTTTTATTTATGCCGTCTTTATTAAAATTCTCCTTTAATAAGGTATTTACTCTCCTGAAGGTATCTTCATCTATAATAACAGGGGAGGATAATATCTCACCTTTATACTTACGCTTACCAATATATATAGTGTTCCTGAGTATATCATACACTACCTTATCTCTCCACTTTACTCCTGTTCTGGTCGGCACATCCCAGCCAGAAAAAATAGATGCAATCTTTGGACAACCATAACCATCTAAATACAACTGAAACATCTTCTGTACTAACTCCGCTTCTTTGGGATTTATCACTAACTTCTTACCATTCTCACCACCTCTCATATATCCGTATGGTAATAACTTACCACCGCCCCAGTTACCATTCTGAGCTGAATGTAATAATCCTGATATACTCCTGTACTTGGTAGTGGTCAACTCATAACTATTGATACTACTCAATATACCCATAACCAAAGATGCTGTATGATTTACTGACCTGTCATCATTCAATGTATGCAAGTTCTCTTTCAGGCTAATCAGTCCCACCTTCAAATCATTCAGGCGTTCAACTGTATTAATCACCTCACCAGTCCTGCCAAGGCGTGACAGTTCAGATACTACTACATAGTTAATACTGTCTTTGTTATCTTCACAGTAGGTAAGTAGATTACTCAACTCCTTCCGTTCTCTGTTCCTGCCACTCTCCTTCTCTGCAAATTCTCTGACTATCTCATACCTGTGAGCCTGACAGAAGGTGGTAATGTCGCTCAACTGGCGTTCATAATCCTGTACACCTGTTGATACTCTGGCGAATGAACATACTTTGATACTCATATCTCTTTGGTATTTGTTATACCTCAAAGATACACACAATTATTTACAATCACATCTGTTATAGTAGTTTTTTGTGTGGTGTAATGAAAAATAAATAAAAAAACCTGTAAACATCACATCTACAGGTTTTTAATAATAATTATCTTCTACCACCTGGTATCTCTCCGACAATCTCTACAAAGGTCTTACCTCTTTTTGCCTTGTAGTATAAGTCATCAAATGTATCCTTAAAAAGTATAGCAACATAAGTCCGTTCATCACTGTCTACATCCATACTGAGGACTATACCAACCTCTTGCCTGCTATTCTCTTTAATCAACATCTTAGCACCTTCGAATGTACTGGCAATAGTCAGGAGATAGGCGTTCAATATATGATTACCACCAACCTCACCATTATAGTATATATCCCTGACTAACTTCCTGAGTTCAGTCCGCCGTTCTTCAGGTGTCATATCACTACCCTTCTGCGTGTCTACTGCTACCGCCAGTCGGTACAGGTCTAACTCAATCGGGTCTACTAACATCCTACCCTTCTTTCCAAATAACTCAAATCCCCAGCTGAACATACCAGGGTACTTACTCCTAAACCAATCCAAATTAGGATAATCAGCAAGTGGTGTCAAATCCTCCATATCATCTATTTTTTGTTTATACAAACATAATAATTTTTTAGAAAATCGGCCCAGGACCAGAGCACCTTCGGAGAACATCCTGACTGAGCATACCTTCCTTTATATCCTGTCAAGAGTGGACTTTTGTTCGGAACCTCTGTCCCGTCACTGTTCTTTATCATCACTTCGCCCTGAACCCTTTTCTTTATATGGGACCCAGCTATACTTCTGGGAGTTAATCGATTTACAATTTTACGATTTTGCGTTACTACTCGGCCAGTGGACCTTCATCCCTTGACTTGTCGCTGGTTATCAGTTATCGGATAGTGCCAGCTCTTTATAATGTTGCCTTTCATAGATGATAAAGAACCTTTGTTTTTTACCTGACCACTATTATATGTCAGCCCAGAACTGTATCAAAACTGGTGTGTTATCTATAAATATATTGTACAATGAAAAAGAATAGAGCTAACACCTAATTTAGGCAGTGCCTAAATAAGGATTACGCTTTCTGATAATGCCAGTTACCATCTTTATCTTTACCAGCACTCTCCTTATACCAAATACCTTTCTCATCATTGAATGACCATCCAAGTGCATACATAACTTGGAATAGTATCTCTTTCTCAAGGGCGTTGCGGTATGTATTAGGCTTGTCTTTAATATCGCCCTCATTCAGACGCTCTAACTTACCTCTTCTCTTCTCACATACCTTACAGATAGTTCTTCTTGTGTAATACTCATCAAGTGGCTTACTTGTATTACAAATCTTACATACTCGTTCTTTCATATCTCTTATAGTTATATACAATAAATATCAAGAAAATCAGAAAAAGTAAAGATTTTTAAAAAATAAAAAAATATTTTTTTAAAAATCACGACTTTTTCTATTGTACGCAATATTTATATGTAGTTGGCCTTACTATCAACATAAAAGGAAATTAAACGGAGACCCCAGTTAAAGTATGTGATGTAAGGCCCACAGAAATAACTGGGGTTCTCTGTTTTTAAAAAATATGAAAACAATAAATGTAAATGAAGAACTAAGAAAACTAATCCCACCTCTAACAAAAGAAGAATATGAGGGACTCATTAAAAGTATAATAACTGAAGGCTGTAGAGATTCAATTATTATTTGGAACGACACTATAGTAGATGGTCATAACAGATACCAAATCTGCACAGACAATAATATAGAGTTCAAAACAACTGAAAAGAACTTCAATGATATCAATGAGGTTAAAGAGTGGATCATAATAAATCAGTTCAGTAGAAGGAACATCAACGACTGGCAAAGGTCTGTATTAGCACTAAAACTTAAAGGTCTTTATAAAGAAAAAGCAAAAGAAAATCAAAAATTATCTGAAGGTAGAAGTGTAAAAGGTTCGGCGATATCGCCAAACCTTAAAATAGATACCAGAAAAGAAATATCAAAAATCGCTGGTGTAGGAGAAAGTACTATTACTCAAGTAGAGAAAATAGAAGAGAAAGGTAGTGATGAGTTAAAACAACAACTAACAACAGGTAAGATAAGTATCAATCAAGCCTTCAATGAAATCAAGAAAGACGAGCGTAAGGCTCAAATAGAAGAACAGAAAAGGTTAATAGAATCTGGTGAAATAAAATTACCTGAAGGCGTATACCAACATATAGTAATGGATCCGCCTTGGAACTACAATACAGAATACAGACCTGATAGTGGCTTTGGAAGAGTTGCCTGTCCTTATCCCTTAATGTCCTTTGAAGAACTATCCCAAATAGAAATACCTGCTGATAAGGATTCTGTACTGTGGTTATGGACTACTCATCAATTCATATGGGAAGCAAAAGAGTTAATGAAACTCTGGGGCTTTGAATATAAAGCAATACTTGTATGGAATAAAGAAAAGATGGGTATAGGGTCTTGGCTCAGGATGCAGTGTGAATTCTGCTTGGTAGGTATAAAAGGTAAACCAATGTGGACTGCTCACAACCTAAGAGATATAATAACAGAGCCAAGAAGGGAACACAGCCGTAAGCCTGACCAGTTCTATACAATGATAGAAGAAAACTTCTCAGGTAGGTTCTTAGATTACTTCTCAAGAACAACCTTTAGTGATAAATGGGATGTATACGGGAACGATACCAATAAATTCTAATATGAAAAAAAAATATGGACACTAAAAGAGGGTGTTTGGATCCTGATAATATGGATAGATATATTCAGGCTAAACTAATGAGTTTTGAGGGTCTACTTAGAAGAAGAAAGATAACACCAACAGATGTAGACCTCTTTTATGAGATGGATGGTAAACTGTTCATCTTTGGAGAAAGTAAAGTAGAAGGTACTGAAATGAAATATGGTCAGAAAACCGCTTTTATAAATCTAATAGATACACTACATAAAGGTGGTGCAATGGCTTTCTACTTTCACTGTGAACATAATGTTCCTTTGGGGGAAATAATTAAAGTTAAGGACTGTATTGTTAAAGAGTATTATACTGCTTCTGACGGATGGATAAATATAGAAACGCCAACAACAGTACTTCAAATATTAGATATGTATGAACAAGAATATGATAAAAACATATCCTCCACTTTACTACAACCCAAAGAAATAAACTATACTTATGTGGAAGCAGCAAGAAAACTTCAAAAAAAGTGCTAAATAGCATAGCGGGAAAATGGTCTTTTGCTAAATCACTGGATATTTATTTGTAACAAGACGGTAAAAAAGTCGTATATAATAAAAATAAAATAATAAACGAACTATGAAACTACCTAAAAGATTTAAGCTCGGTGCTCATACAATAGAAGTCGAAATAAATGAAGACATAATGTATGAAAAAGGTGCAATGGGAGATGCAGATATATCGTTTAACAAAATACGTTTGAGCCTTTTAAGAAATGGCAAAGAACGCCCAGAAACTACAAACTTACAAACGTTCTATCACGAAAAAATTCATCATATATTATATGCTTTAGGAAAAAAAGAATTAAATAATGATGAATCATTTGTTGATGCATTTGCAAATCTTTTATTACAAAGTGATTTGACAAGTGAATTTGATGATACAATTGAAAATTAACTAAAATCAATAATCGAACTATGACAACAGCAGCAGCAATCGCAGGAACAATGTTATTCATTGCAATAATCTACGGAATAACAATGACCAGACTCAACAATGAGCTTTTAAAAAAGAGGTGATGAACTTTATTGAAAATGAACTCCACAAAGTAGTATCTGACCATATCAAAAGTAAATATGGAAATGATGAAACTGTATTAGAATTCTTAGAGCATACCAAATTCGAACTAAATGGGTCTGTCTCTGAGATGTTCAGTATGACTTGTAGGTTCAACTATAATAAGAATGAAAATAAATGGGAGTAAAATGAAAACACTAACAAAAGAAGAACAATCCAAGAGAGAGGAACTATATAGGTTCGCTTGGGATAAACTTGGCCAGTATGACCTAAGAGAAAAGGGCTGGACGGTAACCATCCTACCAAGTAAGTTGAGAAATATGAAGAACTCTACAATAGGTCACTGTGACTATCGCAGAAAAGAGATAGTAGTAAGCCTTGAATGGTTACTTAATAACGACTTAGAAGAAATGAAACAGACGGTACTGCACGAAATTGCTCACGCTCTGTTAATGAATAAACCACACAGGCACAATAGTCAAATCTTCAAAGAGAAGTGTATGGAGGTAGGACTACAGCCACACAAGAAAGTAACCAGACCGTTTGCAAGAAGACAAGTGAAAGAATATACAGGTACTTGCCCTGTCTGTGGAAAAGTATATATAAAAAGTAGAAGATATAATGGCAGCTGTGGTGTATGTACCTCAGAATATGATGAGAGATATAAACTAATATGGAGGTAATGAAATGGAAAGGGTTAAACTAACTCAAGAAGAAATAGATTATATGTGTGAATATGTTCACTACGATAAACTCTGGCAGAATAAATACCTTACAGAACTCATAAGAGCTACATATCCTCTTCTTGTATATGAGGTAACTGCAATAGAAGATAAAGAATGCTATGATGATAATACTTACTTGGATTACATCATACTCAATAGAATAACTAAAGAACAAATATATTAAAAGGAGGTACAAGATGAAAAAGTTAATGATGATAATAATGGTGCTATCAATGGTATTAGTACTTAGCTGTGAAAAGACAAGCTGCTACGAATGCAGAACAGATATTAAGGTCAATGGAAATGTTATACAAACTATCAGATTTGACCTTTGTGATGTAACACCTGAAGAGGTAGAAGATTATATAAGGAATAATAGTATGTGTCCAACCTGTTATACAGGACAGAAAACACAATGTCATAAAAAGTAAAAAAGGAGGTAAATAAAATGAAAGAGATAATCAATGGAAAAATATACGATACAGCAACAGCAAAACAAGTAGCAGTATATTTCTATAGTGGTTACACTAATCCTCAAATGGTAATCCTCTTCTGGCAGAAAGGTAAAAGTGGAGAACTCTTCTATACAATAGATGATGATATATACACTAATATCAGACCAATGTACAATCATTACGCTGTAGGTGTACTGGCGGAGATAATGGCTGAAAGACCTTTCTTCTTGAATAAGATACCAACAGATAAACAGGAATATGAAGAACAACCTTTCCTAGTCCTGAATGATAACTATAAAATAAAGTACAATGTAGATGAAATAGATGCACTCTTAGATACGGTAAGTAAGTATGATGACTTGACACAAGATAAAGTACTTCAAGTACTCCTGTATTAGGCTCCCTTTTTATTTATTATATATCCTGAAAGACCCAGTCTACAATAGACTGGGTTTTTTATTGCACTGAGTATTTATATAGAAATAACAGCAATGAAAACTATAACAACAGAACAACTACAGGAAGTAAGAAAAGAATACATCAACCTCAAGGGTGGTAAATACAACAGGGATAAAGTAAATTCTCTTTATGACCTTATCAAGAAAGAAGAGGATGATGAATATAAAGTAAAGTACCTAAGACGCTGGTATAACAGACACAAGAGTAATATATAATATGAAAAGAACTATAGCAAAAAATACTCTGTCTTTCAGTACAAGTAAAAGTATGAAATATCTCAGGACACCTGTAGATATATGGTCAGGACTAACACAGGAGTTCAACTTCACTATAGACGCTTGTGCCAGTGATAATAATCATCTACTACCACGATACTACACCAAAGAGAACTCCTGTCTTGATAAAGACTGGACAGGAGAAACTATATACTGCCATCCAATGTTCGATATATACATACCACTATTTGTAAAGAAAGCATATGAAAGTAAATGTACCACTGTAATGTTACTACCCGCAAGTACCCATACAAGATACTTTCATAAATACTGTTACCATAATCCTAACTGTGAGATAAGATTTTTAGAGAAACCTAACAAGGGATTTAGGTTCGGTAACGATGATGGTACTATAGATGATGGAAACTCTATAGGATATATTAAACCTTTGATGATATTGATATTTAGAAACTAATGGCACAATACTGGACACCATATCATCAACAACTAATAAGGGACTATTACTATGCCTACACAGGGACTACATCAGGAGAGACCCGTAATAGAATAGTAACACAACTTATGCCTGTACTTGAATATATAGTTAGGACTGCAATAAGGAATGCACATCTTGAGGTAAATGATGATAATGTTCAGGTTATGACTATTAGAATGTATGAGTATATACTACCTAAACTTGATGAACAACGCATACAGGCTGCACTACACTATCTGTATAAATCAACTATCCGCTACTGTTATAATATAAATAGCTTAAAGAAATATCCACACCTAGAGATAAGTGATGATGAAGACCTGACAAGTAGTATAACAGATACACCTGAGTACTATCTGAATAAAGAAGATATGAGAAAAGAAATTATAATGGCACTTGATGAGAAGATAGAAGAACAACAGGTAATAAATAAAACAACTACAATCTTTCTCATCTCAATGAAAGAATATCTTTTAGCCAATGACTTTGACCCTTCAGGCTTCCGAGATTACATAATGGATAAGATGAATATATGTAAGAGTACTTACACATCTATTATCAGTAGGTGCGGTATCAGAAGTAAACCATTCAACACACAAATAATAAAAGAGTAAAATAAATAATATGAAAGATGTATTTAAATATATGGCAACAGTACTGATACTAATGCTGGCTGCTCCTTGCTTTGTAATCTATATCTGGATGCAAACTGTATTAGATGGTTCGGTAAAGATGCTACAAAGAATAAACAACACAGAAGGGTAATGGGGTGCGTAAAATATTGATAGGTCGGTGAAATCCCCCCTCCTGAAAAGGGACACAAATGTCCTCAAAAATGGGGTATGACTTACACCTCTGTCTGAAACCAAGTAGTCAGGTGTATTTATAATAAAATAGAGATATGAAGAAATTCAATGTAAAGAAAGCAGAGAAGGAACTGACTGAAATAAGTCACAATCATAATATCACCACCAATGTTGCAACACAGGTTGTAATAAACAATATGATGATATATAATACTCTCTTAGACCAATATGTAAAAGAAGGTAAGACAAATAACATATACCTTCTATATCAAATGTCATCTACAATATTTAAACAACTGAAAGAGTATAAAATAGTACCATCAACTGTAGAAGAGAAAACAGGTGATGAAGACGCCTTTCAAAACTTTGTAGGTACATACAATAAGAAGCAGATAGAAGTCAGGAACTAATAATGTCATACCTTGAGGTAGCAATAAACTATTCTATAGATATAATATCAAATGAGATACCAAGTGGTACTCTCATCAAACTTGCTGCTCAAAGGTTCCTGAATGACTTAGATGAAAACTCTCCTTACTTTATAGATGAGGATGACCTCAATATAATAGTAGAGTTCTGTCAATCTTTTGACCTCACTGAGGTATACCCACCAAGAAAGACAGAACTACAGCCTTGGCAGATATGGATATTAGCCAATGTATGGTGTATTAAGAGTAAAGATACTCTAATGAGAAAATACAGGGTGGCGAATATCTCTGTAGGTAGAGGTAACGCCAAGACACAACTTGTAGCTCTACTCTGTATATATGAACTTCTTTATGGTCACGACGCTCAGATAATACTAGCCAGTAATACTACTAAACAAACAATGGAGGTAGATTACGCAAAACTTAAAATGTTATGCCTACAGAAAGACCCAAGACAGAAACATATAAAGATATACTACAATAAGATAACATACGGTACTAACAGGATAATAGTAACAAGTAATGAGGCTAAGCCTTTTGATGGACTTTCAGGATCCCTTATGTGTCTTGATGAGATGCACCTCTTTGATAATACCAATATATATGGAACACTAAGGTCTTCAATGATAAAGCGTAATGATAATATTATGTTTATAATAAGCACCGCAGGTCTAAGTATGGATACTGATTACTACAAGCTCTGTCAATATAGTGAGAAGGTACTCTTCAATGAAATAAAAGATGATACACACTTTGCTGCCGTATACACTATCGACGCTGATGATAGATATGCAGCTGACCTTTATGATAACGATATATATATCAAGAAAGCCAATCCGATGCTTGGAGTAAGTGTACAGTCAGGAGCAATTAAACAGGAACTACAAGTAGCTAAGCATAGTGAAACAGACAGAGTACCAATACTTGTGAAACATCTCAATCTATTTCACCATCATAATGAAGAGAATGAGTTCATACCGTACAAATATATTACACAGGCTTTGGCTGATATCTCACTTGAAGACCAGGAGTTCAAAGGTCAGGAAGTATACTGTGGTGTAGACCTCTCAGAGAATGATGATATATCTGCTGTATCCTATATGATAAAAAAGGATGATGTATACTACTTCTTCACAGATTACTTTATCTGTAGAGATGCACTAACTACCAAGAAAAATAGAGAGCGATACAGGGAAGCAGCTGAGAATGGGTTTATGATAATACAAGAAACTCCTGCTGTGGACTACGATAAAATAATAGAAAAAATAAATGAACGAAATATTACTAATCCCATAAAACTAATAAGTTATGATAAGTACCGAGCTGGAGATTTTGTCAAAAAATTAAATTCACTTGACTACTATCTACTGGCTTTCTCTCAGTTACCATCCTCAATGAATAGACCTCTTAGAGAGATACAGAGGCTGTTCTTACTGGGTAAGATAAAAATACAAGATAATCCTATAACTACTTGGATGTTCTCAAATGTCATCACCAAGCAGAACTTCACAGGACTTGTTACTATAGATAAATCAGATAGTGACACCAACAAGATAGATGGTGTATCTGCTATGGCTGATGCCTTGGGTGGTTACTTGGTAAGTCCTGAATATGGATTTAATGTATGGTAAAAATAATAACACACCTGTATTTATAAAAAAAGAATATATGTCAATATTTAATAGAATATTCGGTAATAATAAAGAACCTGAAAAGCGTGAGTTCGAAGAATGGTCAAATCCTATATATGGTACTCTCAACTTTTCCACATATGCAGCATATACTCAAAGTAAGGCTCTCAAACTCTCTACTGTATACCGCTGTGTAGAGTTAATATCAAATAGTATAGCCAGTCTACCTTTCCTTCCTTATCAATATAGAGATAACTGGAAGTATGTAAACTATGATGGTACACTATATAACATCTTAAATGTACAACCTAATAACTTCCAATCTAAGTTCACTTTTATGAAACTGGCGGTCGCCAGTATGTTACTCAAAGGTAATACCTATATATATGTAGACCGAGCCAAGAATGGTACTGTATTATCACTAACACTCTTAAACGCTGACAATATAGATGTAATAGTGGAACAAAATGATATAAAATACTTTGATAGAGTAACAAAAAAGAAATACGATAAAAGTCAGATTATCCATATAATGAACTTCACTTTAGATGGTCTACAGGGAGTATCAACTCTGACTTATGCCTATACTACTTTAGAGACAAGTTACTCAGCTGAACAACATAGTAATAACTTCTTCAAATCAGGTGCTAACCTTGCTGGAATACTCAGACCTCTTGCAGGTGTAAATATAAGTGAGAATAAAGCCAAGGCAGCAAAACAGAACTTTATCAATGCACTAAACGCTGACTTGGGTGGTAACTCAGGTAGTATAGTAGTACTTGATAGTGGTCTTGAATATCAGAGTATAACAGTAAATCCTAAAGACGCTCAGTTACTTGAAAGTAGACAATACTCAGTAATAGATATCTGTAGGTTCTTCTCAGTACCACCTTCTTTGGCGTTCTCCGAAAGTGGTAAATTCTCAACAGCAGAACAACAGCAACTTGACTACTTGAACTCCTGCTTACTACCAATCATAGAGAAACTTGAGAATGAGTTCTTCAGAAAACTCTTCTTACCCTCTGAATGGAATATGAGTGACTTAAAGTTCGATGTAGAGAACTTGATACGACTTGATGCTGTAACCAAGGCTGATACAATGGTCAAACTTCATTCCTGTGGCGGTTACACTACTAACGAAATTCGAGAACGACTAAATGCACAATTCCCTGTATCAGGAGGTAATAGAGCATATATCCAAACAAATCTACAGCCGACTGATGCACTAATAGCCGAAAATAAAATAGATAACAACTTGAAATAATGGAAAAAGAAGTCCGTAACTACGAAATAGAATTAAAATCAGATTCAGATAAAGGTATTGTAGAAGGGTATGCTTTACTCTTCAACACTATGAGCCGTGACTTAGGCGGTTTTGTAGAAGAAATATCACCAACAGCTTTAGAAGGTGTTCTTGAAAAAAGTGATGTATTAGCAGTACTTAATCATAATGAGAATAAAGGTGTATTCGCTAGAAGTCGCTTTGGTAAGGGTTCTCTACACTTGGATGTAGATGATAAAGGTCTAAGATACTGGTGGAAAATCGGTAAGTCAGCTCTACATCAAGAGCTATCAGAAATGATAGAGAGAGGTGATATCTTCTCAAGTTCTTTTTCGTTCACTGTGGCTGATGATGGAGAAAGATATGAGAAACTTAATGATGGTCTATATAAAAGAACCATAACAAGATTTAATGAACTCTTTGATGTAAGTCCTGTATACAGACCTGCATATAGTGAAACTACTGTAGGTAGACGCTCTTTGGATAAAATAGAACAGCTAAAGAAAGAAGAACAGGATAAGATAGATAATGACCTGAAACTTCAAGAAGAAAAGAGGCTTGAACAGGAAAGAAAAGATAAAGAACTACAGGACTATTACAGAGGTCTTGAAGAGCAAATACAAAAATTAAAATAATATCTGTATTTAATATAAAAGTAATAATAATGGACTATAACAACCTTATAGAAACAAGAAAGCTCAAGATGGATGAACTTGAGGGAATAGTAAGTACGGGTAAACAGGAACAGCGTATGTTAAATGAAGATGAAACTACAAAGTTCAATATCCTAACTAATGAACTTAAAGATATCGATAAAGAGATAGAAGAAAAAAGAAATACAAATAATAATAAAAAAAATATAACAATAAACACAAAAACAATGGAAAATAGGTTCTCACTTATAAAATCAATCAGGGACTTTGTAGAAACAAGAAGTACTTCTGATGAAACTCTCCAAGTTATGGAACTTGGAAAGAATGAAATGTTAAAGGCTGGGTTATCAACCAGAGGCCAAATAATTCTCCCTTATGAAACTCGAGCAATCGTAAACGCTACCACAGCTGGAGAAGGCGAATATGCTATCGCAGAACAGAAATTAGATATGATAGGAGCACTCAGAGGTAATCTTGTTGCAGTTAAAGCTGGAGCTACTCTTTTATCAGGACTTAATGGTAATGTAAGTATACCTGTATATTCTGGTACTACTTCATCTTGGAAGGGCGAAAACATAACAGCTGCTGATGGAGCAGGAGCTTTCACAGAAGTGACTCTTGCACCTAAGCGTATTACAACAATCCTTGATATCTCAAAGATGTTCTTAAATCAGGATACAACTGGTGCTGAGAACTTACTTATGTCTGACCTCACATCAAGTGTGTTAGCTACTCTTGAGGCTGCTATCTTCTCAACTTTCACAGGTGATACCTCTCAGCCAGCTGGTATTCTTAATGGAATGTCTAACACTTACTCAGGTGTAACTTCCTTCGAAGGTATTGTATCACTTGAAAGTGCAATAAATGCTTCAAACGCTCTCACAGGATCATTAGCATATGTAACTACTCCTGCACTCTATGGTAAAGGTAAAACTACTACTAAATCTACTTATGTAGGTGGCTTTGTAGTCGAAGGCAGTACTATGAATGGCTATCCAATCTATAACACTTCTCATATGGCCACTGGTAAGATTCTCTTCGCTAACTGGGCTGACTTACTAATCGGAAACTGGGGTGCTATCGATATCACTGTAGACCCATATACACAGGCTCATCTTGGAGTAGTCCGACTTGTAGTTAATACTTACTGGAACTTTGCTAAGAGGCGTGCTGCTTCCTTCGCTTTGGGAACGATGTCATAATAACTTCAAATACCCAATATATATCAGAAAGAGGATGACTATAATGGTCATCCTTTTTCTTTTTACATATATTTTTCTTGCTGCTTGTATTTATAATAAAACAATCCTATGGAGTATAATACTAATATAAATCAACTCAAGAGGCAGTTAAATATTGAAGAAAGTTATACAGGTGATGACGCAATACTTCAACACTACCTTGATGTAGCAGAACAAAGTGTAGAACTATACTGTGGTACTACAGGACTTACAAGTTATACAGGAACGACAATGCCTATATCTATAACACAGGCGGTAATAATGCTGGCTGGACACTTTTATCTCAATAGAAACTTAGTGTCGTTTGCTCAAGGTTATGAAATTCCTTTCACAATAAAATGGTTACTTGACCCATATCGGGACTTTATAGTAGGGTAAAAATTAATATTATGAATGTATCAGAATTCAGATATACGATAACAATACAAACACCTACTAACACTAAAGATGACTTTGGAGCTGAGGCAATATCTTATACTACTCTCTATACTCTAAAGGCAGCTAAGAAACATATAGGTGGTAGTAAAGGTGTAGATGCTAATGAGGTCTTCACAAGTAATAACCTGAACTTTGAAACACACTATAGGACAGGTATTACAGAGGATTGTATAATACTCTTCAATGACTACAAGTATAGAATAAACCAAATAGCTGAAATAGGATATAAAGAAGGATTATCCTTTACAGTAGAGAAGATAAATGAGTAATGGCTGCAAGACCTAACGCTGAAGATTACCTTGACCTGAAGATAATAAATGATAAAGAACTTCAGGAACTATTTAAAGAACTGATACCAGCGGTACAGAATAGAATAGTACTTGGTGGTATGAGAACAGCAGCAAAGGTTATACTTCAACAGGCTAAGAGTAACTTCAAATCAAGAAAGAAGAATAAGAGTAAAACAAACTACAAAGAAATAAATAGGTCTTTCACTACAGAGCCAATGAGCTCTACTTTTGGTATTAAAGTAGGTGTTAAAAACTATAAAGCAAAGTGGATAGAATGGGGTACAGAAGATAGGTATTATAAGAAAGGTAAGAAAAGATACTTCAGATATAGACAAGATGCTGCAAAGACAGATGCAGATAAACACTATACAGGTAAACTACAACCAACAAACTTCTTTTATGACGCAGTAAAACAGACCAGAGACAGAGCAGAAAAAAGTGTAAGTGAGGCTATAATACAATCTCTAACAAAGACAGTAGATAAATATAACAAGAAGTAATGCCAATACTGAGAAAGATAGATAATAGGAATAGAGAGTATACAGCTAAGAAAGATAATATAAACTATAAAGCCGTATATAATACCTCAACTTGGCGTAAACTAAGGTTACTCTATTTATCGGAAAATCCTTTGTGTGAGAAGTGTATAAAGAAGGATAAGATAACGCCAGCAACACAGGTACATCATATAATACCCATAGATGAAGGGAACTCAATAAGTGAAAAGAAAACACTTGGATACAACTGGGATAACTTGGAAGCTCTTTGTGAAGAATGTCATCAAGCAGAACACAAGAAGAGGCACAAAGTAAATCTCATACAATGGAATAATAAAGAAGAAAAAATATAAACAATGATAACTTTAGGAAAATCAATATATAGTATTCTTTCAAATAACAGTACAATAACAGGGTATACAGGAACTAATATCTTTCCTTTAGTAATACCTGAAGGTAAGACCTTACCCTGTATTGTATATGAAAGAAACTCTGACTTAGAACATACCAAAGACCGCACAGGTGTATACTCATCACTGGTAGATATTACTATTCTTTCAGAGGAATACACAGAATGTATAAACATAACGGAAGCAGTATTCAACGCCTTGGAGAACTACACTGGTAGCGTTCAGGGAATAGATATAATAGATATACGCCTTGATAGTGTAAATGAGACCTTTCAAGAGAGTGCGTACATCCAAAAACTAGCGTTCAGGGTTCGCTCACGCTAGCTTTTTGGTCTGCTCTTGTATTTATAAGTAGTAAATAATAATAAGAAAATAAATAAAAAATTAAATGGCACATTCAGATTATATTCAATATGGTGGCGACTTAATGGTCTTTGTTAATGACCAGCCGATAGCCTTCTCAACATCCGCAAAACTCTCAGTAAGTGTAAACACAAGAGAACTTACAAGCAAGGATAGTGCAAACTGGACAGAAAAGAAAACAGGTAGATATACTTGGAACGCCAGTACAGACGCTCTCTATAATATGAGCACAACAGGAACTACTCAATCAGTCAATGACTTGTATGCTATCTTCACTGGTGGTACTTCTACTACAATCAAATTCGCTAGCAAATCAGGCACCTCACCCTCTTGGACAGCTGGAACTTCAGTTAAATACTTTAGTGGTACGGCATATATCACAGCGTTCGACTTCAACGCAAGTGATGGTGAGACTGCTTCATACTCTGTTACCTTTGACGGAACAGGTGAGCTTACTTTAGTGTAAGTAAATTTATAAATTCTCTGAAAGGTGTAGGCGTTGTAACCTACACCTTTTTTTTTTTGCACATAGTATTTATATAGAAAAGAAATATGATAGATAGTATCACAATTAAATTAAAAGAACAGGACTATATAGTAAAGAAGTCCTTTAGGGCGTTAATGCTCTTTGAAGAAAATAGTGGTAGAGGTATAGATGAGATGAAAGAAACAGTTAATGACTTACTTCTTCTCTTCTGGTGTATGTTAAAAGCAAATAATAAGCAGACCTTCCACTATACCTTTGATGAGTTCATAGATGTAATAGATGAAAGTCCTGATAGTATAGAGATATTCAATAACTACTTACTTCAACAGGCTGAAGGTACTACCGATACACCTAGCGAAAAAAAAATAGCGAGCCAGTCAGAATAACTGATATCTATGGTATAGTAGTAGGCGGCTGTAATATACCGCCTAACTACTTTTTAGATGAGATGACAGGTATAGAATTAAAATCTGTCTTACATCACTTTAATGAAAACTATAAAAACACTTGGGAACAGGTAAGGTATATAGCCTATGTTACAGCAGCTATAAGTAGTGACAAAATAAAGAAGCCACAAGACCTAATCAAGTTCGACTGGGAGAAGATACCAGAAACGAAAATAACACCAGAAGAACGAATGAGGAGAGAACAGGAATTCTTATCATACTTCCAAAAATAATGATACCAAGTAAGTGTATTTATAATAAAAACAGAATATGTCTAAGTTCACTCTTCTAACAACTCTCACTTTACAGGCTGCTGGCTTCAATCAAGGAATAGATAAAGCCAAGAAAGGTGCAAAGGCACTAAGTGATGGTGTACAAACAGCAGGTAATACAATAACCAAGGCGTTATCTCCACTCGGAGACCAAATAGGTAATATTGGCGGAGAATTCACAGGTCTGGCTACAGGTGGTATTGCAGCCTTCAAGAAAATGATACCTGCAATAACCAGTGTAAAGGCTGCATTTATCAGTACGGGTATAGGAGCGATAATAATCGCAATAACCACAGCAATCGCTGGACTTATCTCTTGGATGAAAAGAACAGATGAAGGTGCTGATACGATGCGTAACGCCTTCAATATTGTTAAAGCCGTTATAAATACTACACTTGAAAAAATAGGTTATCTGGGTTCTGCTATAGTAAAACTATTCAAAGGTGACTTTAAAGGTGCAGCTGATGATGCAAAAGCAGCCTTTACAGGATGGGGTGACGCAATAAAAGAAAATGTATCAACCGCAACTAAACTGAATGAGGTACAGGATAAACTGGAATCCTTTAATGTAGATTATTTACTTAAAAGAGAGAAACTTGTTGCCAGTATTGCTGACTTGGAATACAAGATAAAGGATGATACATATAGACAAACGCTATCCGTAGCCGAAAAAATGAAACTATTAAATAGTTATAAATCTCAACAAGAGGCTCTTTATGCTCTGGATAAACAGAAGTTCAACTTAGAACTTTCTGTCGCTCAAGAAAGTTATAATATAGGTGCTAAGAATGAAGATACTCTTCAGGCATTAAATGATAAAAGGGCTGAAGGTCTTAGGCTGGATGCTCAACATAGTGATACACTCAGGTCATCTCTCAGGCTCACTCAGGAAATCACAAAAGAGATACAGGAACAACAAAGTATTATACGAGAACTTCCAATAGATGTAACACAAATCAATGGAGCATTTACAGAAGTCACTGCTACCCTCAAATCACAGATACCAGAAATTCAGAATACACTGGCGTCAGTCAAACCTGCTGAAATGCTAAGTGCAGACAAACTCGCACCATTTATTGATAACCTCTCATATCTCAAGTTAAAATTCAAAGAAACTATGGATGAGATGAAGAAGGATAGTACCACAACAGGTCAAGTACTATTCGGAGCAATCAGTATGAGTATAAAAAGTCTATCTGACAGCCTCATTCAAGGTGCTGATAACTTCAAGGAATATGGTAAGAACATCAAGTCAGTAGTAAAACAAATTATAGGAGCGTTTATCGCTGAGGGTGTAGCCGCTTTGGTAAAGAACGCCTTGGAGAGTGCGGCCACAACACCTTATGGATTTTTATTCGCTGCTCCTCTTGCTGCTCTCGCTGGTGGTATAGCCAAGACAGCCTTCAACTCATTACTACCTAAGTTCCATACAGGTGGTATTGTTGGTGGTATATCAGAAGTCGCAGCGGTTCTCAAACCAAGAGAAATGGTACTAACTACAGCACAACAGAGTAACCTATATAATATGATAAACAGAAATAACGGAGTAGGTACAGGAGAAGTAGTATTTCGTATTGATGGTACTCAACTTATAGGTGTACTTGATAATTATAATAGAAGAGTAAACAGTTACAGATAATATGGCCTACGGAGTAAAATATAGAGTTCAATATAAAAGAAGAAGCGGAACAACCACTTTTATACATATACTTGAAGAAGATTATGTCGGTACTATTACTGACCTTGACCCTAATGTAAATCCCTTTGAAATAAGTTACACAACTGATGTAAACAACATCTATACTCCCACAGTAGGTGCTGGTGCAGTTATAAGGGTATATGTACAACCACTAACAATGCTTGACCTATTTACTGATGACGACCAAAAATATAAGGTAATAGCATACAATGGTTCAACAGGTGATACTGCTAATATATTCTTTCAGGGCTTTGTAAATACTGATATATACTTTGAAGATTATTCTTCTTCAATGGATGTACCTATAGAGATACAATGTAATGATGGTATGCAGGTGCTTGATAATATCCCTTACTTGGATACTTCAATATATTCTTCAGGAGCATATTATAAGGATACAACATACTATTATATAATATTCCAAAATATACTTAATAAAATAGGACTAACTTTCGACAATATATATACATCAAATGACCTGCGTATTGCGGACTTTGCAACAAACTTTCTTTTTTATCTCGCAGTACCTCACGAAAACTTTGTAGATGAAAGTGGCTCTCCTTGGTCTTGTAGAAAGGTTCTCAATAGTCTGGTAGGTGCTCTGGGTATGGTAATGAAATTCAGAGGCAATAAGATATATATAGTGGATCCTATAAACTTAC